TCAATGTACTGATTGGTCGTTGCTGGGGTTCAAATCGAGCATCCACTGCGAGATAGCAGACTGACGCCAGGCGACCGAGTTGGGGCCTATTCTAACCTGTTTCGGGAAGGTGCCCTCCCTGATCCGGCGATAAACCGTGTTACGGCCAAGACCGGTTGTGTGAAGCACCTCGTCGAGGCGCAGGAAACGATCGATGTTTTCTGTCGCTGCCATTTGAAACTCCTCGCCGATTTCGGCTTGGCTTGAATTAATGCCGCGCGTGGCGGCAGAAGGTGGTGATGGGCTACAGACTGGCGCGTAGGGCGCTGATCCAGGCATTACGCTGCTCAGTCCGAGCAACCTCCTCTGAATATCCTTTCTTGTGGTAGGCCATACTTGTGATGGTCTTTTCTTTCGCCGCTTCCAGCCATTCAAGGCCAGTCAGCACAGGTGTTGGCGTGGCGTAATAGCTGATGTCGCAGTCCCATTTGATGGAGTCCGTGATCTGCTGAATCATGAATTCCTTCAGGCCTATATGCTCTTCGGTCGGCGGAACCCAAGATTGTGCGCACCTCAGCATTTCTTCGTAGCTCTGGCGCAAGTCGTTGCGCTCTTTGATCCACTCAAGGCGCTGCACTTCCGACGCGGTGTGCTCCGCTGCAGCCTTCAATTCGCATTCGGCCAGGGTCATCGACTCAAGTGCCGCGAGGTTCTCCCGATCTGAATTCAGTGCCTTGGAGTGATAGCTGTCTGGTTCGAATCGCTGTGGGATTTTGTCGCCACCGCCCGATTCATCTCGAAGGGTGATGGTTGCGCCAAATGCTCGAGCGCAGTTCATGGCAAAGGTAGAAAAGCTGATGCCTTTTTTGATTTCGTCTGTATATCCGGTAGGCATACGAATTCCTCGCCCGCCGTACACCGGCAGGCTGTTGAGTTGAGGGAGGGGTTACGCTGTTGCTTTGAGTTGAGCGGCTTGAATCTCGAATGCCCGTAGCTTGTTGTGCATCGCTGCGACGATTCGCTCGTCGAGGTCAAGTGGCGCGAGAAGGTCGGTCAGGGCCTGGGACTTTGCGCGAATCCATGCTTGATGCGCTTCCAGTTCGGAATGAAATACGCCGAGTGTTTTCTTGCGATTGGCGATCGTGCACCGAGAGACCCAGTTGCCACGATCCTTGGCGAAGTTGGCGCCTACCAGCACACCGGTCTTGCTGGTGCAGTTGGTCCAAAATACGTTCACGCTCTTCGGGACAAAACAGCAGGTCTCGGGGGAGTAACGCGTGCCATCACCAAGAATATCCTTGTCCAGCTCGTTACCTTGCCACGGCATCGACTCCATCCATGCCCTGAAAGCGGAGAAGGATTTCCACTGCTCGCATATCGTTGCGTTCGAGTAGGCCGGGTTGCGGGCTCTAAACTTCTCGTCATGGCACCGCATGATCATCAGCGACCAGCGCCTGTAGAAAGGGCAGTCGAACTCGGTGACCTTCTTCTTCAATCCCCCTTCCTCCAAAGTCCGACGGATCTGGATAGGGTAGTCCGCGTCGTTTACTCCCCAGCCGCAAACCAGCCGGCTCATGATCTGCCCTGCCTGTAGCAGTACACGTAGGCGAACCAGGCGAGGGCGATCATGGCGCCACCTTCGCAGTTTCTGGGAACGACGCCTCGGCTTCAGTGCGGAATTTGATATCGGCACCGTCGCCGTGGCGACCTTCGGACCAGGTAATGCGCTTGCCGCAGTAGCAGCCAGTTGTTTGCGTGAGGTTAAAGTTCTGCCGAAACTCCATCGTGAGCCCCGTCATTCCGTGCTTGCGCGCCAGAGCCACAACAGCCCGGGCAAAATCCACATCGTGGTCAGTTACAGCAGTCATCCGATCACCACCTTTATGGTCAGTACCAATGGAAGCCAGAAGAAGAGGGTGCAGCCGGCCATGCAGGAGAAGATCATCAGCACTCACTCCAATTCATGGACTGGATGTATTCGCAGGGAATAACCAGGCGATCAATCGGCACGGTGCTTTCGGTCTTGGCATCACCGAAATACGCTATGGCCGCCTTGGCCCGTTCAAGCGTCAGTTCGGCATGGCGAACCTGCCAAGACTTGCGGGCTTTGAAAGATCGCAATGCCAGGGCCTTGTCGGTGTAGGCGAATCGCCGGCCATGCTCGCCGCCATTCTTCAGGACACGCTTGCGGTACTTCTTCAGCAGGGACTCACGATGCGAGCCGCCGAAGAGGTTGTTGTGGAATTCGTCCACGATGTACCAGCACTGCTCTGTCTCACCGATTACCACGTACTTTTTGCAGGTGACTTCGAGGCCTTTCGGGTCCAGCTCATCGACATAGCGGTAATGGTCCGGGCCGAGTTTTTTCTTTTCCATGGTCGAGCTCGTCCTTGCCGCTATAGCGGCTGACTTTAAGGAGATGGCTAGAAGCGGAGTACATTTGTACCCCTTTCAATTACTTAGCATTTGCAGTTGCAAGCAAATTTAGGGCAATGCAAGATCCTCTATCTTTCTAAATCGAAAAGGACTTCAGACCTTGGTCACAATACCTACTGACAGCCTGCCAAAATGCCTCGCAATTTTGGGCCTTGTGATGATTTTTGGTAGCTACTACTACTGGTGGCCTCTAAAAGTTGAAGCAGACAACGACTACGTTGAAATGCGTTATCAGACAGACAAATACCTAGAGTCATACCGGCAGATGGCTGAAGCAACTAATAAAGCCATTAAGCTAATAAACAGTGTTGGGGGCGATCAGTCCAAGCTTGATGAAGTTCAATTGGCTTTCGTTGAAAAACAATTGAATCTCGCCTCGCCCGCGTCCAAAGAAACCGAGCGAGTTATGAAGGAGATGGAAAAGCCGCTCAAGCTTGCAGCCGCAAGATATGAGAGATTTGTATTAGCTAGTTGGATGTTTGGCATTGTATTTGTAGTTGGGGTTTTACTTTCATGCGGAGGTTTTTATATGTGGGGTAAATCCTCTTTTGTGAAGCCTTGAGCCACGTCTATACAGTAGCGAGTCATGCTGCGAGGCGCCGGTAAAGCTCGATTATGTCTGCGGCATTGGCGGCGACCAGTGCCTCGGCTTCGTCGGGACAGACACTGTTGCCGATCAATCGCACCTGGTCGACCTTCTTGATGTCGCGCCATTCTTCAGCGCCGGTGGCCGGGTCGACGAACAGTCCGCGATCGATGATGTAGTTTTTGTCGAAGCCTTGCGCGGCCTTCAACTCAGGCGGTTGTAGCATGCGCAGGGTGATATCGATCAGCACATAACCGCCGACCATCACCATTTCGGCAGGGTCGTTGAAGTGCTCCGGCAGATATTTGTGCATGAACGCGGCGCAGCGCCGGGCGCCTTCCATTTGTTCGGGCGTCAGCGTGTCCGGTACCTGCACCGTCTCGACAACCGCTACCCGGTCTTTCGTCGGCAGCGTGTGCATCGGCTCATTGAGCGAGATGCCGTCCTTCTCGTTGCCGTAGTACTTCACCAGGTAAGCACTTACCAGCCGCTGGTTGGCCCCGGACTGGCAAATGGTCGATATCGGATCGTAAGCCGATCTGCCATCGCCTTTGTAGAAGCCGCCATTCGCTTGCTCGAAAAACGCAGTGACGATGCCGTGACGCGTGGCGCCGGCCAGAACTGTCTGAGTTGGATCGTCAGGCGAGCTGCCCGCTGCGTTCTGCCCGAACGCAGTCATATGCGCTACCGCCATCGCGAAGTGTCCGCCTTTGACTTGGGCGACCTGCGTGCGCAGCGGCTCCTGCACATCGAAGTTTCGCTGTGCTGATCCGTTGGCGCACTCGGTGAGGAAGGGCGCTGCAACCGGCTGCACCAGTGCGTGATGGGTGCCGCCCGCGCTGATTGTGGAAAGCGCTTCGTCGGTACCGTGCGTGCTGGTGTGCGCCGATGAGGTGCCGCGCATTGGAACAATGAAAGGCTTCGCACTGGTCAGGACATGACGCCAGCAGCCCTTGGCCACGCGGCGCATCGTGTTCTCAGCCATCGGTTTGTCGCGGAAGATCGTGCGACCGAGGTTGCTCCAGTCGATGCACTCTGCCGCCGATCGCCACGGCAATTGTTTCGCCGCTGGTCGCTTGTGACGTTTCGGCGCTGGCCAGACGATCGGCTTCCCGTCGCTGCGCGCCACCAGGTACAGGCGCTTGCGGATGGTAGGGGTGCCGGCGTTCGCCGCGATGCGCTCCCGCCATTCAGCGTTGTAGCCCAGCCCCCGAACAAGAGCCTCCACCGGCACGAACTCTCCGATCGCCTCGATAATCTCCGGCATGTCCGGATGATCAGCGGGCAAGCCGGTGCTGATCGCGGCAATGAACGCCTTGAAGGTGCGGCCGCGTTCAGACTTGATCGGTTGGCCGTCATCGTCGATAGGACCCCAGTCGCAGAACTCTTCAACGTTTTCGAGGAAGAGCAGGCGCGACTTTGTGACGTACAGCCAGCGGATCACAACCCAAGCCAGCCCGCGAACACCACGATCACGCGGTGCGCCGCCCTTGGCTTTGCTGTGGTGCCGACAGTCTGGCGATGCCCAGATGATCGCGACCGGCTGTCCGCCGGTGGCCTCCCGAGGATCTACCTCGAACACGTCAGCCACATAGTGAGCTGTCTGCGGGTGGTTGGCGCGGTGCACGGCCAGGGCGATTGGGTTGTGGTTTACCGCCACGTCCGGCTCCCGGTATGCCCGGGCGATGCCGGTGCTGGCGCCGCCACCGCCGGCGAACAGGTCAACCACCAGTTCTTTTTCGAACGGCAGGCCCATGCTCGGCTGGCCATGGATGAACTGAGGCAATTTCTGTTGTGCGGACATAGGGGATCCTCGCCGGCTGGCGTGATTCGTAGAAGTGGGGTATTTGTGTTAGGCCCGGCATGGAGCTGGATCAGGCTGACCAGGTCTTTCCGCTGATCACATCAAGGATCGCCTGATCGCTGACGCCGTATTTTTTCGCCAGAGCCGCTGATCCAAACTCTCTGCTGTACCGCTGGTAGCTTGCTCGGATTTCCGCAGCGTCGGCAGCGCACAGTGAAGAGTGCCCGTTGCCTTCGCCTTGATTTTGATGCTCGCGGCCCTTGGAGCGCATATCCGCCATGTTTTCGACCTGCGTGCCAAGCGAAAGATGGCTCGGGTTTATGCACAGAGGCGTATCGCAGGAGTGCATCACAATCATTCCCTCGGGGATATCGCCCTTGTGCAGCTGGTAGGAAACGCGGTGGCACCTTTGCTTCTGCCCATCAATTCGGATTTGGCCGTATTTCGATTTCCCTGATGTCGCGCCCTGCCAGAGCAGGCAGTCTCCATCCACGGTCACCCGCTCATACAGCCGGTCATAAAGACTTGAAGAAACCTTATTTGCCATCCTGGCCTCCTTGAAAAGCGAGGGCGCTATCGCGCCCATGAATGAAGGATTGAAGGATCAAATAAAGCGTCTGCGGACCGGGCGCGCAACGCGCTCGTTGAGCTTGACGTAGCCGTTGAGCCAGCCATCTTCAAAGTCCATGAGGTAGGCGCTGTGGGCGGAGAACTGCGAGCTGGTCCAGTGATAGCGCTTACTGAACACGTCCCTGTCGCCCAGCGTGATTTCCAGAAACGAAGCCTCACGACGGGACATCAGATGAAAGTCTTTGTGTCCTTCGCGCTCGAAGGCGGCGCAGAACTGAGCGGCGGGGTAGGAGTCATCGGCGCCGATCAGGTCGTCCGTGTTGGCTCGACCATCCCAGGCACTTTTGGCGCCGTTGAGTTCGTTGCCGTAGCCACCCCATTCAAAAACGCCTTCAGCATCCGCACCGGTCGGCACGATCAGGTAATAGGGTTTGCCGTCGCCCGGGAACAAACCGCCATTCACACCACCTTCGCCGGGCCAGATTTCACCTACAGCAGGGATGTCGCTTGCGGCAGCGGTCGGCGTGACGCCAATCGCCAGAGAAGCCAGCTTGAGCACCACCGATTCATCTGGGCTGCTGATCATCAGATCGCCACGGGTGTAGGTGGTCAGTTGATTCGTTTGCATTGGATGCTCCTGTGAACGAATTGGGCGCAGGCTGCCGGCGCTACCCGGCAAGCTTCTGGTCTGAGCGTCGTCCTGACACTCCCGGGAATCGCCTGCATAAAAGCAATGAAGGAATGAATTACTGAATAGGAAGGCTGCGGACCGGGCGCGCAACGCGCTCGTAGTGCTTGGCGTCGGAGTTGAGCCAGCCAACTCCAAAGCCCAGGCTGGAGGCGTTGTAGGCGGAGAACTGCGAACTCAGCCAGTGCCAGCGATCTTCGCGCAGGTCGACCAAGCCTTCGGCCTTCGCTGCCATCAACAGAGCGCCTTCGAGGTAGGACGGGATGTGCGCATCCAGCTCCAGTGCCTTGATGGCGATATCACTGCCAGCTTCGGCCATGGCGCTTGTATTGGCGGCGCCGTCACTGAGGCTCTTGGCGCCGGCAACGTCCTCGCCGTACTTCCCCCACGTGCCGATCAGTTCGTTGTCAAGCAGCACCAAGGCGCGCTCTTCGCCGTTCAGCCAGTAGCGGGTTACGAAGGTGCCACCGGCGAGCGGTTGACCGCGTTCTGGCAGTTCGGCGTCGACTACGGATTGCTGTGCATGTTGAGTCATGGTTTTCTCCGGGTATGCGCCGCCTTCCGTGACCGGTGGTGGCAATTTGGTTGGCTTGATTGATCGAATTGGGTTATTACAGAAGCTGGCCATGTAGCCGGAAAAAACAGGGCGGAGTAATGAAGATTCAGTTCAATAACAATGTTGTTATCGGTAGTAAATCGTTAATCAAAGCCCCGGACGACATGCCACTGGATTTTTCTGGATCTGGAAACAAGCTCTTCGAAGTAGAGAATGTTTTTGATTTTTACAGCAGAAGTAATCCCGAAGATCTTGGCTTGAAACCAGATGTTCCTCGCGAAAACCTTGATAGTCTCGTATCTGGCCTTGTCGCGATTCGCGATGAACCAGTGGAGCGGAAAAGGGAATTGATCGATGGGTCTGGTATTGCAGCTTGGTTGAAAGCTGGCATAAGTTTGGCAGACCTAATGTCGAGGCTGATCGCCCTTTGCGACAAAGCAGCGTGATGTGATTTCATCGTCTGCGGCTACGTCTCGATGCCCGTCGCGGCGAATGCCTCTAGTTGCCGCGACCACTTTTCCTTAATCAATAATTCCGGTCGCGACATAGTCACGAAACGTTCCGAATCACTAGCCGGCGCTGCGGCCAGATTGATGATGAACGTCGACACCGTCTCCTGCCATTCCTCGAAGCCGTGGCGCTCGGCGAGAACCCGAAGCGCATCATCAAGCGCTTTCGAAACAATCAGCGATCGCTTCTCTGCGCCGATCCGGTCGAGCAGCGCCTTCTCCTTGGCTCGCTTGTCCTTCTGCAATTGCGCGTTGCTCTTGGCCATGGCCTACCTCTTCAATTCCGCTGGCCGGCAAGTTCAGCCAATTCTGTCGTTTGCGTTGCTGGGTGCGAAAACGTCTCACGCTGCAACCTTCACCTGATGCCAGGCGCCGGCGGCGTAGAACAGCTTCGCGGCTTGTGCTTCATCCATCGATATCTCGTCGGGAATGGCAATCCAGCCTGACGCAACCAGATGGTTCGGGTTCGCGCTGTTGCGCAGCTCCAGGTAGTAATGCTCGATGGCATCGGTCAGGCGCTCGACCTTGTAAATACCCTCCGGCGAGATCTCCACCGACTTGATGTACTCGGCGCCGCGCTCGTCTCGACACATGGCGGCGATGTAGATCGTCCAGCGGTAGGAGAAGTCGAATATCGCGTTGGCGATCGCCAGACTGCGGATCTGCTTGCAGCTCTTCCAGTTCGCCATGATCTGGCTGCCGCTGGGGTCGATGTTCACCACAGCGACGTGGTTGGTGCGCAGCAGCGCCCGGCAGCTGCGTTCAGCCCGGGCGAAACCGTTGTTCGGTTTGCGTTTCGACTTCATAGCGAGTCCGCCATTTTGCGCAGTGCTTTGCGTTCGGCGGCCGATGTCAGCTTCGGCCGCCGCTTGAGGACCGTTTCAGCGTCTATTTTCTTCGAGCGGGGCGGTGGGAGTGGATTGCGCGGCGGACTTTTCAGTTGATCGATCCGCCCGCCAGCGGCCAGGTATTGCGCGATTCGCTCAGCGATCGACTCGGAGTCAGGTCGGTGCTGCTCGACGAGGTTGAGGTGGTTGCTGATCATGCTGGCCTCACTTGATCCGGATCGAACTGTCGCCGCGTTCCAAATGCGCATAGGCGGGCTCTTCGATCAGTTCGTGTTCTGCGTCTTCGCCGGCGGCCATGCGCTTGCGCACGGCTTCGTTGTGCTCGCGAATTTCCTTGAGCTTGGCGGCGATCGCGTTCTTGTCCGGGGCAATGCTGGTTTTCACGGATGTCAGTTCGTCTGGCACCGCGTCCTCGTTGTCGACGATTACCTTCTCCTTGCCCAGGGCCAAGGTGATGGTGAACAGCGGGCGTTTGATCGACTTGAGGTTGGCGGCTTCCATGTTCCGGCGCAGGTAATCGCTGATCTGCGCAACGCTGTTGGACTTGATGCGCTTGAGCTCGGTCAGCCGCTCAATCTCGGTGTCGATGGCGGTCACGTCGCTTTCAATGTTGCGGCGCAGCATGACGATGTTGTCGGCCTTTACCTCGAACTCACCTTGGATCTCGTCCATTGCGTGCTGAAGGGCCTCTTTCAGGCCCTCGTCGTCGGTGTCCGCCATCCCTTGAAGTTCGGCGAGCTTGCCGGTCAGCGCGTAGAGCTGGGTCATGCTGCAGTCTCCTGTTTTGGCTCAGAGAGCTTTTTCCATTCAAGGGAAATCCGGGCTGCGCCTTTCTCGTCCTTGCGCAGCGTGAGCTGGCGGACCGCGGTGTCGTGGATCTTCTTGAGTTCGTGCGGGGTTTTGGCGCCTTGCATGGTGTCGATGACCGACTTGATATAGTCGAGCCGGTCCTGCGCCTGCCGTGCAATCTCGGCATCCTTGTCGACAGCCTGCTCAATCGCTTCCTCTTCTTGGCGCTGCTGGACGTAATCGCGATCGTCGAACATGCCCAGGAATACGTCGGCGCTGAAACCGAGCATCGAAAGGGATTTTTTGATGGCGTCAGTGAGGGACTTCTTCGGCGCCTCCCCATCCGTGGTGGTGCCGAACTTCGATTTGTAGAGGTAGGGCGTACAGCCGTACTGCTCCAGCTCACCGCGCTCGCCGTCGATCTTGAACCAGAACAGGATTTTGACCGTGTGGTTCAGCTCGAATCCCAGGCTTGCGCGCTTGTCCCCTTCGCCAACAAACATCTCGGCGCCCTTGTCGAAACGCTCTTCGGTGACCTTCCAGCCGAAGCCAATGCCTACCGGGCCGAACACCTCGGTGGCCTTCATGATCATGGCCGTGCCGTTCAGGCTGGTGATTTGCTGGCCGCCGACCTTGGCGTCTTTGGTGAACCTGGTATCGGTTTTTTCAACCCGGTTCCAGATCTGCATGTTTTTATCGGACATGACTGTTCTCCGCGCCACCGGAGAGGGGCGCTGTGGGAGGGTTATTCTGTGGCTTTGCTGATGGCGGCGCGGAGCTCAAGGATCTCTCGGAACTCCATGTCCTCGGCTCGATCGCCAATGCCCGGAACGTAGTCAAAAGAGGCAATGAATTTCGCCCAGGCATCTACCGTTTTTTGTGCTGCGACCAGAAGGTCAGGCGCGGCAGCCATAATCCGCGCATCAGCTGTACGGCGGCAATAGTCTGCAAGGTCCAAATCAGTTGCTGACAGGACTATCGATGGCTCAAAAGAGGCGCCAATGATCTTGATAAAGCCGGGGTAATGCCCATCGACCACTTTCCACGGCCCGGGTGTGTGGCTTGATTCAGGCATGACAAAATCCTTGCCGCGACGTGCGCAGCGCTTGAAGTTGAAAGTCAGGAGGTGATGCGGTCGGCGAGGGCGCTGAGCAGCATCAAGAAGGTGTAGATCGCGAGGACCGGAAACGATCCGCGCCAGATGAGAACCCGGCGGGCCATCTGCCGGCCGGTCATCGGAATACTTGGTAGGTGGTGGAGCGCGGCACCTGGCACACGCCGGAGGAATCGCGAGCCGCGCTGTAAGCAGCCATAACCACCAGCAGGCCAGCGGCAAGACACCAGAACATGATTTTCATGGCCGAGTCCTCACAGCGATGCGTCCGCCTTTCATGGTCACCGACAGGCGCTGCGGGAGGCTGTCGACCAGATCCTCGCGCTTGCGGCCGATAACCTCGTTGAAGGGCAGGCCGAAGCCGAGTATCGCGATGCGGCGTTCGATTTCGTCGAGCTGCTCATCGACCAGTGATTTCACGATTGGGGTAGACATGACGACTCCTTGCGCCTGGCAACAATCTTGTTGAGGCGCCCGCAGTAGTGGTTGAATTCTTCGATGGTGATGCGCTCGTCGGTCATCATTTCGCTGATGGTCTTCTGAATCATCAGCGACCAACTGATCGGCGTTTCTGGGTGCTGCAAGATCTCCAACTCTTCGCCAATAAGGACGTGGGGACTCAAAACCCACACTCCTGCTCGACGAGATCGCTTTCGCGCTTGGTGTCGCGGTATTCGTTGGCGTGCACGGCAACCAAGTCGGCGGCGAGCGACCGAACGATTTGCGGGTCACCGCCGACGGCTTCAATGGCCCAAGTGTGCAGAACCCCGCCGTCTTGCCGCCTGATCAGTTCGATCAGGATTTTCTCGATGTACCGATCTGGGTCTGGGTTCGCAGCCATGTAATCCGCCAGCGCCTCCGGCAGGTGGTCTGCGTTGACCAGAACCTTACTTCGGCCTACTGGATTTGGTGCCTCGACGTGGCGCCGATAAAGCAGATCGTCGATCGACTCGGTCAACCATTCCTGACCTGCCTCCGTGTCGAGAAAGTCGTCTTCCGGGATGGGCTTGCGTAGAGCTGACATGGTCGTCTCCAGAGTGGCGGGGTGTTGATCCAACAAAACTCGGATGCACTCATCCGCTCCGCTGGTTGCCGTTGGGCGCGGAGGGGAGTGCATTCGGGGTTTGTCGGGGTAGGGTGGGTGCAGATGGCCGGAGCTGATCCCGGCATTACTATTAGCGGCCTTAGTGACACCGGAGTTTCACCGGGGCGAAGGTTTCAGCCGCTTATTCTTGGACTCGCCGTGGCCATCTGGGCGCTTACTCACTCTACCGGCCACGATTCCCGCGATCCCTCAGGTCTTACACTTGCCCGTCAGCCCGGGCATTCATCTGCTGTGTTGCTGTGTTGCAGTGATGCACGTGGGCGGTTATAGGCCGCAGTTTCGTCCGCATCGGTCTGCACTCAACCCAAGCTACTTATGGGCGGCCTGCCAGCCACGTTATGGCAGTAACGCTGAGTGCAGACCGATGCGCTCTCATAGAGAGGATCGGGCACAAAAAAGCCCGAATACATCGGGCTTGATTTGCTCAGAGATTTCTATCGCCTGCCGCTGGGCAGGTCCATGTAGCTGACAAACAGATATTTTCCGTTACCCATGGCGAAATACAGCCAGCCACGCTTCAGCTCCGGATCGTCCTCCGAGGTTCGAGCCTCGTTCCAGCAGAATCCTGGATCAACCTCAGCGCCACGATGCTCGTCGACAATCCTTTCAATGCTCCATCGGCCGAATTTGCCTGCTCTGGCGATCAGTCGCTCCATGAATTCGCTGGCTTCCACTTTGACCTCCAATCTGTTTTCGATGTGATCAGTATTGCATGTTCGATTTCCAATGCCGCCTCATCGAAGCGGCATCAGTAAATCAGTGGACTTGATGTCCGCCCCATGCTCGGCGCCGCGGTTTCCCCACCTGGCCGGCGTCACACATTTCGTGTTCGGTGTTATTCGCCGGCTGGCTTGCATGGTTTGGCGTCCTCCCATATGGGGAGTCCGGCAGGTTCCAGAGCCTGCATGGAGATCGAAGTTTGTGTTTCGCGCTATGCCCGTTTCCGGGGATCGATCCGCGAAGATTCCAAATTGTGAAAGAGCGGCGGGTCTGTTGAGGCCCTGCCGAGCTGCTGTTTGGCTGCTCGATGGAGGTGACTATACGAATCCTCATAATATTGGTCAATACGTTTTTGCATAATATTTTCGATGGGCGAAAAAAAACCGCTCAGTGGCGGGCTACGAATCAGGTTAGGAGGGGCAGAAACAAGAAGCCCGGCGCTGGGCCGGGCTGTTTTGTTTCGCGCAGTATTAGGCGCGAATGAATTTGGCCGCTGTAAATGCTATTACCGCCAAAGCGATGGCTGTGCTGATGAACCACTTCGTTTGAGAAGTGAAGCCTTCGGCGATCGCAGTTTTCAAGTCGGCGATGTCAGTTTTCGTGGCTGCAGACTTCTCGAGGCTTTCAAGCTTAGTCTCGACGCGCACGAGTTTCTCCCGAATATCTTGGGATACTTTTTCCAGTGCTGTTACCCGAGCTTCCAAATCATCACCTCCTGGAGGTTCTTTTGGCTTTTTTACGCCTCTATTTGGAAAGTCTATCACCGATCTGCCGTTTGGGTCCCTGACTGCATCAGACATTTTCGCCGCTCTCCATGTCGGCTCGTTCCACCATCTTAGTAAGCGTTTCCGCGAGTTGCCTCGCCGTTTCGATGGGCATCGAGATGCCAGCGACATCCAGCCTGAACAACTCTACCTTGCCAGCCTCAGCCTTCGCCGGGCTGTCAGTGAAATGAACGAGCCTGGACGTCTGTACCGCGAGCGTGTCCCTGCCAAAGGTAAGATGGATAGCTTCTGTTCCATTCCAGCTAATGCTAAACGCATCAAATTTATCAACGTGCTCATCGATATAAGATGTACCGCGCTGGTGTGGAAATTCTACCGTGTGGGTGGGCTCGCTCACTTGCTTCTCCATGTCGTCGTGGACTTGCTTGGTGTTAGGGCGCGCCGCGGCGCTCCGTTTAAAGTGCGGATCTCGGCCACTTCGCATCAACAACACGTCCGACGACCGTCCAGGTGTTATCCACCTCAACGGTTGGGAAGGCTGGATTGAGCGGCTTTAGATAAGCTTTTCCGGCGTCGCGAATGAGCTGTTTGAATGTTGCTTCATTGGTATCAATAAGCTTGGCGACGACATACTGGCCGCTCTCCACATCGCCACCAGGTGCGACGAGAATAATCATCCCCTCACTGAAGCTCATGCCGTTGGTCGAGGTCATGGACGGGCCGCGCACCTTGAGCCAAAAACCATTCGGGCCAGCCCACGCATCCGAAGGGTGAACCGCCTCGAAGTCGCCAACGTTGAACAGGTCCATTGCTTCGCATGCGACTCCAGCCTGCACCCAACTGATCTCCGGATATTCGTAATAACGGTTTGGGCCTGGCGCAGGCACTACGTTCGCGTCGAACGGGTCATCCCCGATGCCGTACATAAGCCACTCGGGAGAAACGCGTAGCGCTCTCGCAAGTTTGGCGATCGTCGGCATACGAGGGCTTGCACTCTCACCAGAAAGAATCCGATTGATCGTTGGCTGCGGCACGCCAGACCTTTTGCCGAGCTGTGTTTCGTTCAAGTCAGCGTCGGCCATTTTCGCGCGAATGCGCCCAGCGATATCCATTACTCACCAAATATACGAATGCGGATTATGAGAATTCTATTGCATGGCGCAATGCATATTCGTATGATTTGTCATGCAAAACCTCATAGGATTCCAGTCATGACAGTTCAAGAGATGTTGAATCGCCTTTTCCAGCTCGGGCTGTCGCAGACAGAAGTAGCTGAACATTGCGGCACCACGCAGGCCACCATCTCCCGCGCAACCAGCGGGACGATGGTCGGCTACAGCACCGGCAAGGCTATCGAGCTTTTGCTGGCTGAGCGTGAGCTCGCCGCCAAGAACACCGAAATCCAAGCCGCTTAAGCCCATTCCAATCACACAAGGAACCACAGATGTCGTACTTCGAACCTGACCACCTCCACGACAAGCCGACCAAGGTTCGCCTGGACGAGGCGGCTGACGACCTGCTGACAGCGATGGCCCGCTTTCAGCGGACTCAAAAAGCTGTGCTCGCTCGCGAAATCCTGGAGCGCGGCCTGAACCAAATGATGGAAGAGCTTAACGCGAAAACAGACGTGGCCTGAAGTAGCCGAGGAGGCCCTGTGCCTGAAAGAAAGCCGCTGGAAATCCAGCTCGACTGGCAGGGACTCGCTGATCTGGAGCTATTAGCCAGACGCAACGGGGTAACGCCAGAAGAGATGGCCGCAACAATCATGAACCGGGCGCTGGATCGAATGACCCGGCCACCAAAGAGCCGGAGCAACGTCGCTTCCATAGGACGGAAGGGCTGATAAGCCCCTCAGGGACTCATGAGGAACTGCCAATGAAACAACCATCCACCAAATCGCAGGCACAAAAAAGCCGGGGCGCAATCCCGGCTCTTTTTACTGCATACAACAAAACGTTCTGGAGCTGATTATGCACAGTTCACCCGATGCCGGCAATACCCTCAGTGTCGCGACACGTTTCTCGAATTCTGAAAACGTGTCGCGTACCTATATGTCCTCTCGCGAGATTGCCGAACTGGTCGGCTCGCGCCACGACAAGGTCAAGCAATCCATCGAACGACTTTCCGCGCGGACCGACGCGAACGGAAACCCGGTGATCGCTCTTCCCCCAATGGGGGAATACCTCGACAGCCTCGGCCGCAAGGCTTCCGAGTATCTGGTCTGCAAGCGCGACAGCTTTGTTGTCGTTGCTCAGCTCAGTCCTGAGTTCACCGCCGCGCTGGTGGACCGCTGGCAGGAGCTAGAAGGGCAGATCGCCCAACCACGCGAACTCTCCCGCATGGATCTTATCCAGATCGCGTTCGAAGCTGAGCAGCAGCGCCTGCAACTGACAATCCAAGTCGAAGCCCAGGCCTCGAAAATCCACTCCATGGAGAACCTGTTCAAGGAGGGGATGACGCACACCCAATTCTGCAAGGGCCTCAATGGGGTCAACGTCATGCAGGTGGGCAAGTTCCTCGAAGGCCGCAACTGGCTCTACAACGAGAGCAAATCCGGCCTGCGCTTCCGTGTGGCGTCATACGCCCGCGACAAGTACATGACCGAGCATCAGCACGAAGTCACTCCCCACGGCAAAGAGCCGTTCGTTTCCTTCACGCCAGTCCTGCTCAAGAAGGGCGCCGTGCGCCTGTACGACCTGTATCTGGCGGGCGAGCTGCCAATGAAGAAGACCTGGGACGGGCTGTTCACCCATGACAAAGCACTGAGGGCCGCGTAATGGCCGGGGACTGGATCAAAATGCGAATCGACCTTCAGACACATCCGAAAGTTTTCCGCATGGTGTCCGCATTGAAAGCGGACAGACTTCGGATCATTGGCGGACTGCACATTGCGTGGAGCATCTTCGACACCCATTCCGACGACGGTGTGCTGCACGGCTACAGCGTCGATGCGATGGATGCAGTGGTTGGCTGGCCGGGCTTTACCCAGGCCATGATCGAGGTTGAATGGGCGTCTATTCAGGACGACGGAAGCCTTGTAATGCCCCGCTTTGACGAGCACAACGGAGCCAGTGCAAAGCGCCGGGCCAACGACAGCGAGCGCAAGCGTAACGACCGCAAAAACAACGCTGTCCGCAATGTGTCCGCAAGCGATGCGGACAAAACGCGGACCAGAGAAGAGAAGAGAAGAGAAGAGAAGAAAGAGCAAGATCAAAAGCATGGTGCTGGCGCACCGGCGAAGTCTGGCAAATTCGATCCGCTCACTGCCAAGCCCGAGAATGTATCCGAAAAGGCATGGGCCGACTGGTGCCAGCACCGCAAGGAAATCCGCAAGCCGCTGACCGCCAAGAGCTGTGAGCAGCAGGCCAAGGCCTTACTGGGCCATGCCGCGCCGGATCAGGTGCTCGCCACCTCGATCTCCAACGGCTGGACCGGCATCTTCCCGGACAAGGTCGCCAGCAACGTGCACCCATTCCCGCAATCCCGGCACACCGGCTTCGCCGATCGCGATTATAAGGCTGGACTGACTGAGCGGGAGGACGGCAGCTATGCGCTCTGAGCCAGTCCAAGCAACACCAGAACTGCCGACTGGCACCCGCATTCAGCCAGCCGAGTGCGAAACCCACGGCGCGTACGAGCAGAAGGTTTATGCCGTGCTGGGTCGCGAGCTGAAGAGCAACTGCCCTGAGTGCACTCGGATCTCCCGCGAGAAGTCCGAAGCCGCTGAGCAGGCCAACAAGGCGATGGAGTTGCGCATGTCCCTCGCTCGCAAGCTGGGCGACGCGCTGATCCCGAAGCGCTTTACCACTCGCACCCTGGGCAACTACCAGGCCGAGAACGACGGCCAGCGAAAAGCCCTCCGGTTCTGCCAGCACTACGTGCAGATCTTTGACGAGATCCTGAAGACCGGTCGCTGCATGGTGCTGATCGGCAAGCCCGGTACCGGGAAAACGCACCTCGGCGCGGGCATGGCCAACGAACTCCTGCACAACACGTCTCGGACGGCCGTGTACCGCACTGTCGGCGCAATCCTTCAGGCGATCCGCTCCACGTACGACAAGCACAGTGAACGCAGCGAGGCCGAGATTCTGTCGAGCCTGATCGATCCCGATTTGCTGGTGCTGGACGAGGTAGGCGTGAGCAAGGAGCAGCCGAGCGACTTCGAGCTGACGACCCTGTTCGCAATCATCAACGGCCGGTACGAGCAGGAGCGCCCGACGGTGGTGATCTCCAACCTCGAAGCCAGCCAGTTGCCGGCCGCCATGGGTGACCGCTGCGTCGATCGCCTGCGCGAGGGCGGAATGATCGTGGTCCCGTTCGACTGGGAATCGCAACGCGGCAAGGAGGGCTTCTGATGAGCAACCACCTCAAGTTCGTAAAGGTAACTCACACCACCACTGTTGCGATTGGTGATGACCGGTCTTTCACCGTGTCCCGCACTGAAAACGATGGCTACCAGCTGGAGTGGTGCAGCCGCGACGCATCGAACGGCGCTGCCGTGACCTGCACCAAGATCCAGGTCAGCGAAGAGGCCGCTATGGCAACCACCATGGGCCTTTCGAAAATCCTGATGGAAGTGGACGCCGAGCAGGCTGCAGCAGAACAGGAGGGCGACGAATGAGCCTAGCTTTTAAAGCCTCAAATCTCTTCTTCGCCTTGGCCAGTTTTGGCTCTGCAATGGTGATTGCGGTGTTCGCAGAGGATGCCGTTGGTTACGCACTGGTCGCTTGGAATTTGCTGGGTACAGCTCTGTGTATCTGGATGGGGAGGCTCTGCAAATGACCCCACTCCAACGCAGCACCGTACAAACCCTACAGGCCGAAGGATTCAAGGTCACACGTCACCAAAAAGACATGGTGCTCATGAGTTCAGGAGCAGATCACCGACTGGTCCGTACTGACGGCAGCCAACGTCGTGGCAATCATATTGAGCGGGGAGTGGGGCGATGAGTGATTTGAAGATGCGTGAAGAGTACGAGGCATGGGTTCTGAGCGAATACCCAAACCAGCACATGGGCAAATTTGCCGATGGTGAGTACCACAGCACCACGATTCAGTACTGCTGGCTTGCATGGCAGGCCGCGCGCCTTCCTGCCGGTGTCGTTTCAGCAACTGCATGGCGGGTAGTCGACGCCAAAGGCAAGCGGTTCACCGTTTACAACAAGGATCTGGCGATGGCTATCAGCGATGCGGGGCTGCACGTCGCCCCAATGTGTGACGTTCCGCCAGAGGGCTGGGAGTGCAGTCGCGTGTCCGGTCATGAAGGCCCGTGTGCTGCATTCGAGGTGGCGCAATGAATCTCTCGGCAGAAAACATCCAACAAATCCGCGAACTGGTGCGCAGTGGCTATCCGCTCAAAGCGCGTGATGCCAAGGACTTGCAGGGTCACAACGACCACCTCACCGAGCTTTTGGAGGCTCGCTTTCGGTTGATGCTGTCCGTGGAGATCGAGCGTGACCAGCTCAAGGCAGAGGTTGATTCGCTCACCAGAGAAGCCGACAGGCAATACACGACAATTGAAGCGTATCGCCATGACGCCGAGCGGTATCGGTTCCTTTGCGAAAAATTCGGCGAGACAAAGCTCCCGTGCGCGCTTGAGCGAATCCTTTCTGGCGATCTGTATGTGGCTGATGGCAAACCATCCATTGATCTGGCAATCGACACAGCCATGAGCAAGGCGGTGCAGCCATGACACTGGACACAATCGCTCTGTGGCTCGGTTACGGCTCAATGATCGTCGGCGGCGTGTTGCTGATCGCGGCAATGCTCTTTGTGGTCGGTTGCGCACTTGCCGCGCTCGCGAATAAGAATTTGCGAGCGCTGATCCGGATATACGACCTGAAGACTCTGCGCGCGACCATGCGGCAGCTTGAGGAAGATGGGAAGGTCAGCAAAAAGACAGGGGTGCAGTCATGAACGAGTTTGCAATCCGCAGCCAGCGCGACATCAGCCGTCTCATGGGCGTTCTGCATGCAACCGACTTCACCAAGCCGAAGATCGTGGTCATCAAGGACGAGAAACGACCGGACGTCTGCAACCGCAAGATGTGGGCAATGCTCAAGGACGTATCCGAGCAAGTGGTATGGCACGGCAAGAAGCTGACCAGCGAAGACTGGAAGTGCCTTTTCAGTGCCTCGCTGGAGAAGCAGCGCGCGGAGCCAGGCCTCGACGGTGGCTTCGTGGTCATGGCCGTATCGACCCGCAAGCAGTCGCAGAAGTGGTTCAGCGATCTATTCGAGCTGATGCACGCCTTCGGTGCCGAGCATGACGTTCGCTGGACGGAGCAGGACAAGTGGGGAGGGCGCTACTGATGCGCGTAGCCATCAAGGAATCGAAGGCGCCCAAGCCGAAGAAGTGCAAGAACCCAGCTTGCGGGGACTCATTCGTCCCGCAGCGCCTCGGGCAGACGGTGTGCGGATACAAGTGCGGCCTGGCCATCAAGGACGTCAATCAGGCGAAAGCCGGTAAGGCGCTGGCCCAAATTGGACGTGCCGAGATCAAGATCCGCAAGGAGAAACTGAAGACCAGGGCTGACCACCTGCGCGAAGCCCAGGCCGCCGTGAACGAATACGTCCGCCTGCGTGACGCTCACCTGCCGTGCATCAGCTGCGACTCGATGCCGAACGACAACGACCTGATGACGGGCAGCCGCTGGGACGCTGGCCACTACCGATCCGTCGGCGCCTGTCCTGAGCTGCGATTCGAGCCGCTGAACATCCACCGCCAATGCGTGAAGTGCAACCGCAACCTGTCCGGTAACGCGGTCGAGTACCGCATTCGGTTGGTGCTGCGCATCGGCGCCGAAACCGTGGCTTGGCTCGAAGGGCCTCATGAGCCCCGCAAGTACACCGTCGAAGAAATCAAAACCATCAAGGCCGAATACCGAGCCAAGACAAGAGAGCTAAAAAAAGGGGAAGCCGCATGATTTATCGAGACGTTATTTCCGCAGTAATCCGTGCGCTCGCGTCCGAGACGATCAACAGCGCTGGGGGTTGCGACTACACCCCAAAGGTTCAGGCCAATAAGCTCAAAGGCGAGATCGTTGGCAAGGAAGCGGCATTCCTCACGGATTGCTGGGTGTTTGGTCGTTTGCACTCCTGCCTTGAGCTGAAGCACTGGGTGGCCCTGAACGCCTGCTATTCGACGCACATGGCCTCGAAAGTTGGCGCCATCGGCCGCATCGTTTCGCATGTATCTTCACCGGCACCGCGCCTATTTCTGACCAAGGCGGTGACAGCTTGGGCATATCCCCAACTTGGCGGCGCCGAGCGCGCGCCGGCCGGGAAGGTTGAGCTTGAGGTTGATGATGACGCGCCGGCCTGGAGGAAAGCGGCTGTGGCGAAATCCCAGAAGGCCATCAATGCCAAGCTGAAGCAGCGCCAAGAGGCTCCATGCGAAGGGGTCATCATCTTGCCGGCCCATAACTACGACATGAACACCTGGGACTTGGATGGCACGCCGGAGCGAACGCGCCGAGACTGGCGCCGGAAGATCTTCAAGGGACTGGATAAACTGGTCAACGAGGCGCTTCTCGAAGCTGGCGAGATTCTGACCAAGGAGGGTGTTTTCTTCGATGATCAAGATGCTGCATAGAGGGCCTTGACAGGGCCTGCCGGTTCGCCGATTATTCACCCATCCTGTCATTCCTGCGCGTATCGAGGAGTGACAAACGAAACCCGGCCACCGCGCCGGGTTTTTTATTGCCTCAAATTCAACCTTCTGGAGGTGCACGTGAAGCTGAAAGCCAAAGGCAATCTGTTGGAACGCGCCAGAACGGCTTGGGAGGCGGTCGCACGCCAAGTTGGCGAGACCGACTTCTCGCGCCATCCGCGCACCGGCGAGTATCTGCATCCCGGTGTCTCTATGGGTTGGCGCATTCATAAAAAGAATCTGTAGTTTTACCTGTAGCCAGGACAGCCTTCGGGAAGGCCTGGACGTCGATAGCCGGATAGTGCGACGTACGGAGTCAACACCGGCAGCCCGCGCGCTCTGACCTCACACGCTTGTGGAGTGGCGCGAGACTGAATCAGCGAGATCGATGCATAAGGGCGTCGACGCTGGGATGGTCTTTGGCTGACAGTTCGGAAAGACGAGCGCACCTATTCAGGGCCTCTGCATTCGCAGGGGCTTTTCGTTTTCGGCTCCCCACACCCATTGCCCCGAGCTGGGAGTGCAGCGGACGCCGGATTTATCAATCTCCCCAAGGGGGAGGCAACCCGGATGCCAAACATGCCTGACAAGCCAGACACATGGGCCAAGCTCTGGCTGGCGTTGAGCAATCCGCTAATGGCGGGCGTCATCATGGCCATCACCGTTTGCTTGCTTCGCGTCATCTACGACGGAAAAGAAACCAGCGTGCGCCGGATCATTTTCGAGGCGCTGATTTGCGGATCGCTGAGTCTCGTAGCGTCCAGCGTTATTGAGTGGATGGCCTGGCCTTCAAGCTTATCGATCGCTGCCGGTGGCACGATCGGCTTCCTCGGCGTGACAGCCATTCGCGAGCTGGTGACCCGATTCCTCGGTCGCAAGGCGGATGCCGCATGAAGGCCTTCGCTGCTGCAGCCATCATTGCCCTGGTAGCGATCCTGCTCGTTGGGATTCAGCAGTACCGGGTTATCGCCCTGCGCGCCGACGTGAAGTTCGAAGCCGGTGAGAGGCAGAAGGCGGTCGACGCCAACCTCGAAAGCCAGGCCACGATCACCACCCTGCGCGCCGAAGCCCAGCGCAACGCCGATTACCAGAAAGACCTGAACAAGCGGTTACAGGCCAGTCAGGCCAAAGCCAAAAAGGCGGAGAAGAACTTTGAAGAACTCAAACGCAACAGCAAGCCTGTTCGTGATTGGGCTGCTCAGCCTCTGCCTGACGGCCTGCGCGGGAAAGCCGGCGGTGGTAACAAAGACAGCGGCGGTAAGAGTCGAACCCCCTGAGCTGGTGCCATGTGAGCGGGTAGCTGATGAGGACCTCGCCGACAACGGCCAGCTGTGGGAGCTGAAGAACCAAGCCATCAACCTGCTCGACACCTGCGCAGACCAGGTGGACGCGCAGATCAAACGCAGTCAGAGCAAGTAGGTCGCGACACTTTTCGCGAGAGTGCAAATTGTGTCGCGACACGTCTGGTATCGCTCGGGTGAGCGATATATGCCTCGTCAGCCTCGGATGAGAGCGGCCTCGATCTGATCCGCATACTTGGATAGGTTTTCCATCTCTTGCTCTACCTGACCATGGTGTCCGGGAGAGTTAGCGCATTTAGAGATGATGACCTCGAGTGCCGCAGCTACTGCGGTAGCGCGTTTAACCTCTGCAGATCGTCCGCCGATTGCGTTGTTCACGATTGAATCAATTGCGCCTGCCATTTGTTGCTCCTTGCATTGAGTGAGCGACCACCAATACCGGCAACCAGCCACCATTTCAAGTATCCAGTGAGGAAGCGTATGACGACCATCACCTACAAAGACGGCGTGATTGCCTACGACTCTCGCCAAACCAGGTCAGGGGCGATCGTCTCAGATGATTGCTCGAAGTGCGCGACCGTTGAGGGAGTCAGTTTCTTCCTGACTGGATCGGTATGTGACGAGAAGGCTTTGATTGCCGCCTACTTCGGAACCCCCTCAATCGTTCCCGTTGAGTGCTCAGGCTATGTCGTCGACGGCGGCAAGCTGATGATGGTCGGCCACGACGACAAGACAGGCATTTGGAAACAAGAGCTCGACCAATCCAACCCTGACGCCATTGGCAGCGGCTCCGCCTATGCCTTGGCAGCGATGGATATGGGCGCAAGCGCTGTGGACGCGGTTCGCGCCGCCATGAAGCGTGACATCTACACCGGCGGCACCATCCGCACGATGACCATTAAGCAAAAATAAGGATCCCCATGACAACCAAGCAACCCGACTGGGAGGCGATCGAACGAGCCTACCGGGCTGGGTCGCTTTCAGTTCGAGCAATCGCCGAAGAGAGCAACATTTCTCACGTAGCGATTGCCAAGCGAGCGAAGAAGGAAGGCTGGGTGCGCGACCTGACGGATAAGGTCAGAGCCGCAGCCAAGCGAAAGGTTACCAACGCGGTTACCACGGAAAGTTACCAAGACCCACTGGTAACCGAAGAACAGATCATTGAGGAGGCTTCCGACAAGGTTGCCTCTGTAGTGCTCGCGCACCGAGTTGATCTGGCTCAGTGGCGAGGCATTGCGAACAAGCTCAGCGCCGCGCTTCAGGCCATGACGGTCAACGAGGCGAACATCGGCGACTTCTCCCGATCGCTCAATGCAGGTGTCGATGCCCAGCTCAAGGTCATCAAGGGCGAGCGCCAGGCCTACAACCTCGACACGGAAGAGGGCGACAAGACAGTCGACACCCTGGCCGCGATGATGGACGAACTATCGAAGGACGCCTGACATGAAGCCCGAGCACATGAAGCTGCTCCGGGATAAGCGTTGGCGGTTGAACAATCTCTACTTCATCACCGACAAGCAGGGGAAGAAAACCCGCTTCCGGATGACGGACGAGCAGATTGAATACTTCGATGGGATGCATACCCGCAACATCATCCTAAAGGCTCGTCAGCTCGGCTTCACGACTGAGTGCTGCATCATCCAGCTGGACGCCGCACTGTTCGAGTCGGCCAAGTGCGCACTGATCGCCCACACCCTGAACGACGCCAAGCGCCTGTTCCGGGAGAAAGTGAAGTACGCCTACGACAACCTGCCGAAAGAGATCCGCGCCGCAAACCCTGCGAGCAACGATGCCGCCGGCGAGCTGGTGTTCAGCAAGGGCGGTTCGCTTTACGTCAGCACCTCGTTCCGGGGCGGCACGCTGCGTTACCTGCACGTCTCCGAGTTCGGGAAGATCTGCGCCAAGTTTCCCCACAAGGCCAGAGAGATCGTCACCGGCGCCTTCGAGGCTGTCGCCACCGATTGCTTCGTCACGATTGAATCGACGGCGGAGGGGCGGGCGGGCTACTTCTTCGACTACTCGCAGAGCGCAGAGAAGCAACTGCTGTCCGGTACGCCGCTCGGCAAGCTGGACTGGAAGTTCTTCTTCTTCAGCTGGTGGAAGAACAAGGCGTACTGGCTCGACCCGGCCGAAGCGATCATCCCGCAACGGCTGACCGACTATTTCAACGAGCTGTTCGCCAAGCACGGCATCGACACCAACCCAGGGCTGCGCGCCTGGTACGCCGCCAAGGAGAAGACCCTCGGCGACGACATGAAGCGGGAATACCCGTCGATCCCGGCCGAAGCCTTCCAGCAGTCGATCGAGGGCGCCTACTACGCCCAGCAGTTCACCAAGCTGTATGCCGCTCAGCGCATCGGCACGCTGCCAGACAACAGCCACCTGCCAGTGATGACCTTCTGGGACATCGGCGTCGGCGACTCCACGGCTATCTGGTTCGTGCGTCAGGTCGGCAACGAGTACCACGTCATCGACTTCTACCAGAACAGCGGGGAAGGCCTGCGGCACTACATGAAGGTGCTCAAGGACAAGGGCTACACCTACTCCGAGCACTGGGGTCCGCACGACATCGACAACCGCGAGTTCGGAAGCGATGCCAAGACCCGGCGGGAAATGGCGCGCGAAGGCTACGAGATCGATGGCCAGCACTACCGCATGACGTTCCAGGTCGTGCCGAAGATCGGCGTCGACGACGGCATCGACCAGGCGCGGGAGATCCTCGCTCACTGCGCCTTTGACGAGGCGAAGTGCGAAGAGGGCATCACCGCGCTGGAGAACTACCGCAAAGAGTGGGACGACAAGAAGGGCTGCTGGAAAGACCGGCCGCTTCATGACTGGGCGTCTCACCCTGCTGACGCCTTCCGCTACTTCGCTGTCGCCAAGACCAAGCGCGTCACCATGACCCACATTCCTGTCACGTTCACCTTCTGAGGCTATATGCAATGCCCAACTACAGCGCCATCAGGCAGGAGTACAGCGATGCCTTGCCCGGTTGGCAGCTGGTCAAGCGTTGCGTAGCCGGGCCGCGAGAGGTTCGCAAGTACAACGAATATCTGCCCATGCCTGACCCGCTGAACCAGTCGCCCGAGAACATCGCGCGGTATGAGCAGCTCAAGAAGCGGGCCATGTTCCTCAACGTCACCGGTCGCACGCGTACCGGCCTGCTGGGAGCGGTGTTCCGCAAGACGGCGGAGATCGAACTGCCTTCGGCCATCGACTACCTGCTCGAAAACGTCAGCGGCGACGGCTCCAGCCTTGAGCAGCTGTGCAAGGAAGCAACCGGCGAATGCCTCGACACTGGTCGTGGCGGGCTGCTGGTGGACTTCCCGAAGGTGGAGCTGCCAGAGGGTCAAACCTCGCTCACTGTCGCCCAGGCTGCAAATGCACGCGCCTACATTCACTTCTACTCAGCCGAGAGCATCGTCAATTGGCGCGAGGATGTGATCGATGGCGTGCGTCGGCTGACGCTGGTGGTGCTGCACGAAAAGATCAACGAGGCCACGCTCGACGGGTTCGAGTTCACCGCCAAGGATCAATATCGCGCGCTGATGCTGATCGGCGGCAAGTACGTGCAGCGCGTGTACACGGAAGACACCCCGGACGGCGTCGAGACGAACCCGACTGACAAGACCGGCAAGTCCTTCGACCACATCCCGTTCCACTTCTTCGGCTCCCAGAACAACGACGCCAGTATCGACAAGGCGCCGCTGGAAGACTTGGCCGAGGTGAACATCCTTCACTACGGCAACAGCGCTACGGTGGAAGAGGCGGGCTTCATCAGTTCGCAGCCGACGCTGTTCATTACCACGGACATTCAGCCTGACGAGTTCCTCAAGCTGAACCCGAACGGGATGCACATCGGGTCGCGCCGTGGCCACAACCTCGGCAAGCAAGGCTCCGCCGTCATGCTTCAGGCCAAGGAGACACAGCTGGCCCGCGAGCTGATGAAGGACAAGGAAGAGCAGATGCTCATGATCGGCGCACGCATCGTCCAGCAGGGCGGCGGCGCTGAGACGGCAGAGGCTGTTCGCATCCGCTACAGCTCGGATAACTCGGTGCTGGGCACGATCGCCGGCAACGTATCCGAGGCTGTGCGGCTGTCCCTGTTCGATGCTCAGCGTTTCATGATGGACGCTGTCGACGAGACAGGGACTGTCTTCTGGCTCAATCAGGAGTTCTTCGATCAGGTCATGGACGCTCAGTCGATCCTGGCTCAGATGCAGCTCTGGCAACAGGGCATCATAGCCAAGAAGGACCTGCGCACGAACCTGCGTCAGGCGGGCGTGCTGGAGTCGGACCGCACAGATGACGACATCGACGACGATCGCGAGGGCGAAGCACCGGTGCCGGGCAGCGAAGGCGACCCACTGGCACCGAACGAGCCGCCAGAGGTGAAGGATGAGTAGTGAGGGCTATCTGACGGATGCCACCACTCGGCACCAGGTGTACGTCCAGCGATACGCCGGAGGCAACCTGAAGCGGGTGGCGTCATTCATCAGCAAGGCCATCAACACGGCAAAGGCTCGCGTGGCGGCAGGACTGAGCGCTTACGGCACGCGTCGGTACGCCTCGCAGATAGAAACGCTCCAAGGCGATCTGCGGGGCATCTACGACGAAATGAAGGGCAGGGCGCAGCTAGACCTCGGCGAGTTCGCAGTCTACGAGGCTGAGTTCAACGGCAAGATGCTCGGCAAGGTCATCAAGGCCGTTGTTCAGTTCAACGTGCCATCGGCTGAGATGGTGAGCGCGGCAGCACTGGCTGACCCGATGCTGCTGGAGGCTCGCAAGGGCGTACAGCGGATCAGCATCAGCGGTGCGCTTGACCAGTTCGGCACGAAGAAGGCAGCCGAGATCATCGGCGAGATTCAAATCGGCTCCAGCCTGGGCGAGACCAGCCAGCAGATCGGTCGGCGTCTTACCAGTATCCACCAGTTGCATCAGGATCAGGCTTCATCGCTCGTTCGCACCATGACCAACCATGTCGCCAGCACGGCGCGCATGGAAACGCTCAAGGCCAACGACGACATCCTGCAGGGCTGGCGCTGGATCTCCACGCTCGACAGCAAGACCAGCGCCATGTGTCAGGCGAGGGATCAGCACATCTACGGATGGGACGACCCCAAGCCACCCGGCCACTGGAATTGCAGGTCAGGCGCGCTGCCAGTGCTGAAAGATCAGTTTGCCCGCGAGATTCCCGGATCTACCCGGCCCTCAATCGGCCCTGACGGCGTCACGCTGGTATCCAGCAAGACGAGCTATCAGGAGTGGCTTTCGCGCCAGCCTGCTGCGTTCCAGCGAGACATCCTAGGCCCGAACCGCTACGCGCTCTTCACCAAGGGCGAGCTGACGCTGGAGAAGTTCGTGGATGACAACGGCAAGACGCTGACCCTTCAGCAATTGAAAGACCTTGAGCCGCTGGCTTTCGAGCGAGCAGGGCTCTGACAACGAACCACAAACGACCGGCCTTGAGCCGGTTTTTTTATGCCTGAGGCTGAGCCAACGGCAAATCATCCGGGGGATGACATGAAGTACAAGATCAGCAAGGCGGAATACGAAGCGCTCGATGCGGCCATGCAGGCGCTCTACAAGGCGATGGGCGATGACTTTGTCCTGAGCATTGAGGGCTTGCCAGCCGGCGGCGAGGATCTGGAAGGCCTCAAGCGCCAGAACCAGACGCTGCTGGACGAGGCCAAGGAAGCCAAACGCCTGAAGCGAGAGGCGGACGAGAAGCTCGAGCGCGAAAAGCTCGATGCCGCCAAAGCGAAAGGCGACTTCGAGCAGCTGTATGCCAGCAGCGAGCAAGCCCTGGCCGCCGAGCGCACCCGATTGGCTGAACTAACCCAGAGCATCGAGCGCCGCGACCTGACGTCGGCAGCCTCGAAGGTCTCCAGCAGCATCGCCGACGGCGAGAATGCCGAGATCCTCGCTGAGTTCGTTCAGCGCCGCCTGAAGATCGTAGACGGGCAGGTGAAGGTCACGGATGCCGCCGGCAACCTGACCATCGCCACTCTCGAAGACCTGGCAAAAGAATTCCAGCAAGCGCCGCGCTACGCAGCATTGGTGCGCGGCACGCAAGCGAACGGCGGCGGGGCTGCCGGGGGTAAGGGTGGCGGGGCCACCAAAACGTGGGACCAAATGACCGGCATGGAGCGCGTAGAGCTTCGCCGAACCAACCCCGCCGAGCACGCACGTTTGAGCGCCGCTGCTAAGGCCAAGTAAAAGGATATTCCGCAATGCCAACCATTCTCTCGGACGTCGTGTTTCGCGATGAGCTGCGCGATTACATCACCGTCAACAGCGTGGAGCGCACCGCGTTCTTCGAATCCGGCATCCTGACCAGCAACTCGGATATGTCCACGCTGCTGGCAAGCCCGTCCAACACCTTCACCATTCCGTGGTGGGTTGACCTGGACGCGTCCATCGAGCCGAACTACTCGAACGACGTGTACACCGACATCGCGGTACCGCTGTCGGTCACCAGTGCCTCCATGCAGGCGCGCGCCGCGTACCTCAACGAAGGTTTCAACTGCATGAACTTGGTGAAGAACATCACCAATCAGGATCCGCTCGAGTTCGTGGCCGGCCGCATGCTGAGCTACTGGCGCAAGCAGGCCCAGCGCCGTGCTATTGCCACGGTTGTGGGTATCTACAACGACAACGTGGCCAGCAACGGCGGCGACATGGTTGTGGACGCCGGCGGCACCATCAGCGCTGCTGCCATCATCCGCGCCAAGGCAACCATGGGCGATTACTCCGGCCAACTGGGCGGCCTGAGCGTCATCGCCATGCACTCCGCCGTGCAGACCGAGCTGCAGATCCTCAACCTGATCGACTTCACTCCGATCGCTGACCAGACTCCAGAGTTCGGCCGCTTCCAGGGCATGCGCGTTGTGGTAGATGACGGCATGCCGGTCATTGCTGGCACTCCGAACAAGTATCTGTCCGTGATCTTCGGGCCGGGTGCGCTGGGCTTCGCTGAAGACACCCCGCCGGGTGAAGACGGTCTCGAGTACGACCGCACGCCGGATCGCGGTAACGGTGGTGGTGCTGAAACCCTGTGGAGTCGCCGTGACTTCGTGGTGCACCCGCTGGGCTACTCGTTCCTGAGCGCCACCATCACTGGCACCCCGACCACCACGCGGCCGATCTCGGCGAACTGGGCTGACCTGGCACTGGCCACCAACTGGGAGCGCAAGTTCGCTCGTAAGCAGGTGCCGCTGGCGTTCATCACTTCCACCGTATCGGCTTGACCGATGGCTAGCCCCTTCGGGGGCTGGCGAATTTGAAGGAGAAAATCATGCCAGTCGTAAAAGACCATCACATCGACCCCGAGCTGAAGGCGCGCTGGGGTTTCGGCGGTACCGAAGGGAACATCACCGTAGGGCCGGAAACTGTTGGAGAAACCGGCGGTGTTGGACATGCGCGCACCCGCAATGAAAACGGTGCCGGGCGTAACGCAGGGAGCGGTTCGCAAGCAACGCAGGAAGCCATTCAGCTCGACGCCGTAAACGCGCTGGCTGCTGACCTTGAAAAGGGCGTGCTGAACCCTGTTGAAGGCGAAGGCCCAGCGATGCGCCTGTATCAAGCCCTGTCCGGCATTCAGTCGGGGATGCAGCGCTTGGCAAGCGATCGCGATGCTGCTGTGAGTAAGTCGGAAGAGCTGCAGAAGCAGGTCGATGACTTGCTGGCGCAGGCAGAGAAAGACCGCTTGGCGGCCGCGACCGACCCGCTCGACGAACTGACCGTCGTGCAGATCAAGGAACAGCTCGACGCCAAGGGCGTTGGCTACAAGGTCAACGACTCGAAGCCTGAGCTGCTCGCTCTGCTGAAGGCCAACCAGTAATACCCGGGGCTTCGGCCCCATTCATTCAAGCGGAGGCCTGATGGCTACCTACATCACCGTGGCGGACGTTGACGCCATCCTCGGGGCTTCGTGGGCTCCAGATGACAAGAAGGCCCGAGCGGTGTTGCAGGCGAATGCCTATCTGACCTCGCTCAACTTGGTCGATGTCGACATGGACGCCATTCCAGAAGAGGTGAAGCAGGCCGGCGCCGAGCTGTCGGTTGTCGCCTCCGAGGGCAAGCTGTACCAGCAGCATACCGAGGGATCGCTGGAGGCCAAGACGGTGAAGGCCGGATCGGTGACCACCAGCAAGACGTTCGCCTCGATCGACACCAGCAAATCCACTGCGCTGCCCGATGGCGTCCAGTTCGCGCTGGGACTGCTCGCGCCATGGCGTGTCAGCGGCTTCAGCTTCAGTGTGTACAGGTGACCCATGGGCCTACGTGAAGAGATCCAGGCGGATCTGGCCGAGGCCTTCGACACTGATCTGGCGGACGCCGTGAAGCCATTCAGCGGTGGCGTGACGCTGCCTGGAACGTGGGATCCGGTCAATGAAGTGGCGGGCGATCCTGTGGTCATCGCCTACACCGGCCGGGGCGTGTTCGACGCTTTCAAGATTGCTCAGGTCGACGGTGTGAACATCCGCGCCACCGACCAACTGCTGATCGCTCTGACCAACGAAACGATCGGCGGGGTTCCGGACATCGGCCACAAGATCAACGATTTCGACGTGGTCAACGTTCAGACCGACCCGGCCGGCGCCCATTACGAGATCCAGCTGAGGAAAGTCTGATGACGAACAAGGCGGGCTGGAGCCACAGCCTCACGGACTTTGCCGATCAGGCTGGCGAGGACATCACCCAGATGGCGCGCGTTATCGCGACCGCCATGCTCACGGAAGTGGTGAACCGCTCGCCGGTCGGCAACCCCGACCGGTGGCAGGCCAACGTGGCGCTGCGCACGAAGAACGTGGCGCTGGCTGATGCGTACGACGCGAACGTCGATGCTCGCAACGCGGCGCGCACAGGTGGCCGGGCATTCAAGAAGCTGACCAAGCGCGAGCGCGAGGAGAACTACTTCGTCAAAGCGCAGGCAGCGGGGAAGGGCTACATCGGCGGCACGTTCCGAGGCAGTCACCTGGTATCGATCGGTGCTCCCGACATGACCGTGACCGACAACATCGACCCGTCCGGCCGCGAAACGATCAGCAAGGGCAGCATGCTCATCAAGGCATCAGGCCAGTTTCCCGTCATCTACATCCAGACCAACAGCCCCTACGGCGAGATGCTGGAACTGGGGCATTCCACGCAGGCGCCCGGCGGGGTTTATGACCTCGCGTTTATCGGCGTATCCGAGGCCTACAAATGACCTTCGAGCAAATCAGGGCGCTCATCACCGCGCGCATGGTGGCCTTCACTGGCATTGACCAGGCGCGGATCGATTACCCGAACCAACCGGAAGTGTTTACGCCGCCGGCGACTGGCCTCTGGTGCCGGCTGAATACTCAATACGCCTCGGCATTCATGGCTGGCATGGCCGACCGGCCACACACCCGCAAGCCCGGGCAGATCAGCATCCAGTGCTTCGCCCGCGAGCGAACCGGAACCAAAGCCATCAATGAACTGGCCGACGCGCTCGAAGCGCACTTCGCCTACTGGATGTCCGGAGACCTTGAGTGCATGGAGGCCGGCCAAGTGGTCGCAGGCGAGCTCGAGGGCTTCTACCAAATCAACGTCAACATCCGGTTTCGCGCCGGCTGACAGCAAAGCAACCGCCACGCCCGCGCCTGCGGGTTTTTTTATGCCCGCGAATAGGAGGCTCCAATGAGCTCTGGCGCAAAAGTTGTAAGCCACATCATTGCGGAGGTGACGCCCGGCGTCACTCCCACAGGTACCTGGGACACGCTGCGCCTCACCGGCAACGCGCTGACCCCAACCGTCAATACCGAAGTCAGCGACGAAATCACCGACACCCGACTGAGCCAAGGATCGGTGGCAACCAGCATCGATATCGGCGGCGATCTGACGGCCGAGTTCTCGTTCGGCTCGTTCGACCAGCTGCTCGAAGCTGCCTTCTACGGCGTGTGGACGGCTGACGTGCTGCGCGTGGGCGATACTCGTCACACCTTCAGCATCGCCAAGGGCTACAACGACGTCGGCGTCTATGGCGTGTTCAAGGGCGCGCACGTCTCGACCTTCGCGTTGGACATCCCGTCCGAAGGCAAGGTGACCGCCACGTTCAACATGGCGTGCCTGGACTACACCGATGGCGACACGCCGATTGTCGTTTCGCCGAATGCGCCGACCACTACGCCGTTCCTGTCGAACAATAACGTCGGCACGATCCTGGTGAACGGCCAGTCGCTGGAAGGCGTGGCCTGTGTCTCGGCCATGACCGTGAACCTGGACAACAGCCTGCAGACTCAGCGCTGCCTTGGCTCCGATCGTCTCGGGCCGGGCGCGCACATCGCCACCGAGGCGGCAGTTACCGGCAGCATCACGCTGGCCTGGTCGAAGCGCGCCTGGGAGATCTGGAAGAACACCTTCACCCGGACGCCGATCGCAGTTGTCTTCCCGATCACCGACTCGCTGGGCAACAAGTACACGTTCAATTTTCCAGCCGTGGAAGTGGATGGCGAGCTGCCGAATGGTGGTAAGCGCGACCTGATCGAGGTCACGCTGAACTACACCGTCGCGAAGCTCAGCCCGACCATCACCCGCGAAGCGGCTGATCCAACCCCGTAAACCCTTTGGCTCCCTCGGTTCAAACGCCGGACGAGGGAGCCCTTTTATTGGCGTGGCGTTGAGGAATTGAAATGGCTCTGCAACTGGGCAAGAAGAAGCCGGCCACTGCCGGTGAGCGCTGGGCGAAGTTCGACGACGACACCAAGATCCTGCTCGCCAGCATCGATAACCCTGAATATCAAGTCGCCCTTGAGCGCATGCGCCGCCGGATCCAGCGCAACGACGCGCGCTTTGAAGAAGGCCAGGTGGGTGTGGTCGCCGGCGAAATGACCGAGCACCAGAACCACGCGATGCTGCTCAGCCACTTCATCGTGAAGGACTGGGAAGGCGTGCTGGATGCCGACGGCAACCCGATCAAATACAGCCCAGCAGTGGCTGCTGAGTTGCTCGAAAACAACATCGAGTTCTTCATCTTTGTTCTGCGCGAAGGCGCGCTGACTGCCAACGATGCTGCCGAAGAGCGAGCAGAGTCGGTGGGAAAGCCCTTGCCCGCTTCGAGTGGGAGCAAGAGTGGGGCGGCGAAAGTGAAAAGCGGCGGGCGGTCTACTCGCGCCTAAAGATGGCGATCCCCGGCGAGCCTGAGAATGACCCGCTGACTGCATACCTGCTCAACCTGTACCGGAACGTGTCTCGCGGCCGGCGGTACATCGCTGGCATGGCGGGGGCGTTCCCACTGCCGCTCTCGGCGCGGGAGATCTCCGACTGGCTGGAGTCGCATCCATCACCGCTGCCGCGCGACGAGATTGATGATGTGATGTTTGCGCTGGACGCCGTGTGCTTGGCAGGGGATCAAGAGTGACGCCCTAACTTAAAGTTAGACCTACTCCTTCGGAAACTTCTTGCGAGGCTTAGGGCCTTTGGCAGTTTCGTTAGAGCCCGGAGGGCCATCTTTCAACGCGCTCATCACTGCCAGCATGGCTTCCATCACCACTTCATTTAGGTCCTTCTTGGTGACCGGGCTGTCTTGATCCAGTGAAGCCAGCAGCTTTTCTTTTGAGATGCCGCGCTTAATGGGCATTGGTTCGGTAGCTGGTAGAAAGAAAGGGTGTTCGGGATTCAACCGATCCCTGTCACTGATACCCATTTCGTCAGGCTCGCCAACGCTGCGTTCTAGCCGCGCAACGATTTCAGCAGTCAGAGAGCGCCGGTTTCGCTTGGCGAGCGCCTCAAGCTCATCCTTTAGGGATGCGGGCATACGAAAATTGACCTGAAGGTCTACACGGCTCATTTGGTTGGCGCCTTTCACTGAAAGTAAAACGAGTAAAAGGATGAAGCACTTTGCTATAGACGGCAATAAAGCAAAGTGCTTTAATAAAAACCAAGCAAAGTGCTATAGAGGGAGAAAGCTGATGAGCAGGAAAGATCCGCAATTCAATTTGAGGTTGCCAGAGGAGGTCAAGGAGTGGGTAGAGCAAAGCGCAAAGGAGAATTGCCGATCCCAGACAGCCGAGATTGTTTATTGGCTGACGGCGGCGAAGAGGCAGAAAGAGCAAGCGGTAGCTTGAAAATGAAGAAGCCCCAGTGCGGGAACACTGAGGCTTCGGAAAACGAGATCAACTTCGAGGAAGAAATCGTCATGTCAAATATTAGCACAGCGGTATCGAATGTCATCCCGTTCCGTTCAGCCAATCTGTTGCTGGTTGAGAAGGGTGGCGAGCCATTCGTACCGATGAAACCGGTCGTTGAAGGCATGGGTCTGGCATGGCAGGCGCAGCACGCCAAACTCACATCGGGACGATTCAATTCAGTTATCACGATGATCGTGACAACTGGTGTCGACGGCAAGCAGTACGAAATGGCATGTCTTCCGTTGCGAAAGCTGCCGGGCTGGTTGATGTCGATTCATGCAAGCAAGGTCCGGCCTGAGTTGCGCGAATGCGTGATCGCTTTTCAGAACGAGTGCGATGACGTGCTGTGGCTGCATTGGAACAAGATCCATACGCCTGTCGAGTTGGCAGCGAACACCAATTACACCTTGATCGGAACCACCATCGGCTCCGATGGCTTTCACTGCCTGTCTGCTGTGATCGACGGGAAGATCAGCCGCCTCGATAAGCGCGCCAAACAAAGCGCGCGCATGCACATCTGGTCACAGGTACACAAAGCTTTCAGCGTCGTGCGCGGGGAAGACATTCCCGCTGAAAAACTAGAATCAGCGATGAATTTCGTTGCTGCATATGCCATCGAAGGCCAGTATCTGCCAAAACCAGCAGAGCCGTATTTCGATGTCGGCCAGGATGGCCGCTATATGCTCAGCTTTAATCACAAAGGTGAGCAGCAGATCACGCGGATTCCTGATGACGCTTATGTTTTGTCGAGCCGGGAATTTTTGAAGGGCATCGCGCACATCCCTGGCGACATCCCGATTTCTACTGACGACCTTTTCGAGTTCGCTCTCGCGGCGCTGAGCAACCTGCGCCTGAGGTCCAAGCACCGAGCAGCCTGACAAAACTTTCACCCATCACCCTGCATCAGCGGGGTTTTGGTGCTTCCTGCGGATAGTGGTAGATTGCTGCCATCTACAGGGAGATTCACCATGTCCGACCCATCGAGCCCGATAACTGGATTTATCCTATTAGCGATCGCCTTCATCGCTTATTTCCTCCCCACTTTCATCGCGGCAAAACGGGATCATCCGAACGGAACGGGAATCTTTTTACTGAACCTGTTCTTGGGATGGACCTTCATTGGATGGCTGGCAGCCCTGATTTGGTCGGTATCAGCTTTCAAACAACCAGCGAAATCAGCGCCGGCCACTGCTGACGAGCCGAATACTCGTATCAGCCAGTTACAGACACTTGCAGCCTTGAAGGAAAAGGGGGTTTTGACGGAGGCTGAGTTTGAAGCCGAGAAGGCGAAGCTTTTGCAGTCTTGATTCAATAATTTCAATAACCCGCTCCGGCGGGTTTTTTTACGCCTGGAGAAAAACAATGGCTCAGACATCCCGCCTGGTTCTTGAAATCGACAGTCGGGACGCCGAGCAAAAGGCTGCCGACGTGCGCAGGGCGCTCGACGCGCTGGAGGGTGCCGGTCTCAGAGTTAAACCGGCCATGGACAAGGCTGGCGATGGACTGGAAGGGCTTTCAACATCCAGCACCAAGGCCGAGAAAAGCGCTGATCGCGTCGGCAAAGCGTGGTCCGACGCAACAAGTGGAATATCAAAAGATACGCAGCAAATTGTGCGCGAACTGCAAGCGCTCAACTCAAAGCAGGACGTAACGTCTCGCCTCATCGAATCCATCGGCATATCGCTGAACAAGGCGTCAGGCGCATTTACCGACGCCGCTTCATCCATGAGCAAGCTTCGTTCGCAAAATGACGCGGTATCGGCATCTGCTCAAAAGTCTAGCGAGTCGTTTGAGCAGGCAAGGGTGAGGATTACCGAAACAGCAAGAGAGTCGCTGAAGGCGAGCGAGTACATCAAAACGATGTCGGCCAGTACCGACAAGGCCGGCTCATCGTTCGATGCCGCTAGCAGCAAAGCAAACAATCTAGCGGTGCTGGCTAAGAGGCTGCAGGTTGAATCGGACGCTAACGCAGGCGCAAGCTTGCGGCAATCGGACGCCTCAAAAAAATCAGCAGTCGCTATAGAAATGGAAGCGAAAGCGCTAGAAAACCTTCTTGCCAGAATTGATCCGGTGTCTGGAAAGCTTGCCGAGTTGGACAGGCAGGAACAGGAACTTAATCGCCACCGGAAAGCAGGCAAGATCGACCTCGACACTTTTACTGACTACCAATCGAAGATCAACACCACCCGCGCCGATCTCGGCCGGTTCAATACAGACATGAATAAGACAGGCATGACAGCGAAGGCTACCGCCGCTGCACTTCGCGGAGTGCCGGCTCAGTTCACTGATATTGCCGTGTCTCTGCAAGGCGGCCAGGCGCCGTTAACCGTTCTGCTTCAGCAGGGGGGGCAGCTTAAAGATATGTTCGGTGGTATTGGCCCTGCTGCGAAAGCTCTTGGTGGCTATATTGTCGGGCTTGTAAACCCGTTTACTGTCGCCGCTGCAGCTGTCGGTGGCTTAGCAGCCATTTATTACGATGCAGAGAAGGAAGCAAGCGCCTTCAACAAAGCATTATTTTCGGGCTCCGCCAGTTCGGGGCAGACAGCATCTAGCCTGTCGTCGATAGCAAAGGACGCGTCGAGCTTAACGGGAAGCCTCTCTCAGGCGAAGGAGGCAGTGATAGCGCTCGCCGCCAGCAGTGGATTGAGCCAGGTTCAATTCAGAAATCTCGCCGAGGCGGCGACTTCGATAAGCGAATTCACAGGCAAAAGCGCGGCGGAAGTTGCTAAATCTCTAGGCGATCTGGGCTCGAACGCGACTAAGGCTGCCGAGAAAATTAGCGCCCAGTACGGGCTTCTCACGGCCGCACAGTACGAACTGATCACCAGCTTGGACGCCCAAGGGAAAAAGCAGGAAGCCCTCGACGCTCTAAGTGAGTCGCTCAATCAAAATGCCCAAGCAAGACTTAAGCGCTATCAGGAGTCTTTATCGGCTGTTGAGAAAGGATGGAATAGCATCGGCACAGCAATAAGCAGCGCCTACAGCCAGTTAAAGGGCGAGCTTTTTCCGGACAGCGCCAAGCAGATCGAAATTATTGAGCGGATTCTGAAAACCCGACAGGAAGGGGGCGTAACTGGCGCTTTATCCACTGGGCTGAGCAAGCTCAACGGAATGCTCGGGCTGGCCGATGGTGAGAATGATGATTCAACAGAGGCGCTGGAAAAAAGACTTTCTCTGATGAAGCTTGGTTTATGGGTAACACAACAAAATGCCCTAGCCGAGGGAGAGGCCACTCGCAAAAACCAAGAGCGTATCGACGCGGAAAGCAAGTGGAGCTCGATCACCAGAAAGAACATGTCGGATCAGAAGAAGTTGGCGCTGGAAATTGCCGAAGCGAGGAAAGTCGGTGTCGAGGCCGGCAAGTCACAGGCGGTGATCGACAAGGAAGTAGCCGATATCCAGGCAAGGTTCGATAAGAGCCAGCCGAAGGAAAAGGCTTACCGCGAAGACGCCGGCATGAAGGCGCTCGATCAGGCCAAGCAGCAATACGCGGTATTGCTTCAGCAAAATTCGCTGATCGGGGCGCAAGGAGATGGCGTTCAAAAGCTCGGGGCCGCACAGCAAGCCCTGATCAAGTGGGAGCAGGAACTCGCTGATATCAAAGGGAAGAAAACTCTCACCGCCGATCAGCAGTCTCTGTTAGCAAATCAGCAGTTGATCACAGCACAACTCAAGCGCAACGCGGGTCTGGAAAAAGAGAACGAACTCAAAAAGATCTCGACTGACCAGACGCAGAAACTGTTGGCATTCCAGGAGAATCTGAATTCACAGCTCAAGCTTGCGCAAAGCGGGTTGAACGATAAGTTGGCCGGCGCAGGGTTAGGGGATAAAGCTCTTCAGCGGCTGCAGGAGCAGCAGCAAATCCAACAGTCGTATCAGTCGCAGATGGATCGTCTGACCTATGACTACAACAAGGGCGACAAGTCGGCGAGCAAGACCGAGCTGTACAACCAGGAGACCGAGGCCCTGCGCTCAGCGCTGCAGACCCGTCTCGCCATGCAGCAGCAGTACTACACGGATGTGGACAAGGCCCAGTCCGACTGGTCTCTCGGTGCTTCGTCGGCGTTTCAGACCTACTCGGAGCAGGCGCGCGATGTTGCCGGCCAGACTCGCAACCTGTTCACCAACGCCTTCAGCAACATGGAAGATGGCATCATCCAGTTCGTGAAGACTGGCAAGTTATCGTTCAAGGATCTAGCCGACAGCATCATCGCCGATCTGATCCGGATCCAGGTGCAACAGGCGGCGGTGGGCATCTTCGGCACGATCTTCAGCGGATTGACCGCCGGCGCCTCAGCCGGCAATGGCCTCGCAGCCGGATCTGCCGGCGCAACGTCTTCCACGCTCGGCGCATCTGCCGCTGGCTACGGCTCGAAGTTCGGCTTCTCCGACGGCGGCTACACGGGCGACGGCGGCAAGTTCGAGCCGAAGGGCGTTGTGCACGGCGGCGAGTTCGTTGTCCGCAAGGAAGCGGTGAGCCAGCCAGGCGCACGGGAATTCCTCGAGCGCATGAACGCGAACGCCAAAGGGTACGCAGATGGCGGTTACGTCGGCGCAACCGCTGCGGCGGCCACCTCCAACGTCGTCCCAATCTCGTCGGGCTCTTCGGCTGCTCCAGTCTTCCACCAGAGCTTCAGCTTCCAAGGCACACCAGATGACGCCACCGTCAACATGGTGCGCGAGGCGGCGATGCAGGGCGCCAAGGGCGGCTACGAGCTCGTCGTGCGCGACCTGAAAATGAACGGAACCATCCGCCAGCTCATCGCGCGGCGCTAAGCAATTTAAGGAGTACTGCATGGCTCTCACGTGGCCGGCTTCGCTGCGCCCGTCAGAAATGACGTGGGGCATCGTTAACAACAGCAGGGCGTTCACCTCGACGCTCTCGAATGCCCAGCAGATCGTCGGCTACCCGGGCGCTTACTGGCAGTGCACCTTGACCTTCGGAGTGCTGACCCGAGAGGAGGAGCGACAGCTGTCCTCTTTCCTTGGGAGGCTTGACGGCATGATGGGCACCTTCAACCTGCCGGCGTTCACCCGCCGACGCACCAATAGCGTCGGCGCGCTCTCGGTGGTCACCGGCAACGCGCAGGCGCGGTCGATGGTCATCGGCGGCGCGCCGGCGAATGCTGCGGTTTTTGCTGCTGGCGACTACATCACCATCGCTGGCGAGATGTTCGAGGTTACCGATCCGGCATCGGCGAACGCGCAGGGCAGGGTGACGGTGTCGCTCAATAAGAGGATCCGCAGGACGCTCACGGCTGGTACCGCCGTCGAGTACCTAAACCCATATTCCGAAATGCGCATGACCACCGATACCTGGGCAATGTCCGTAAAGCCGGTGATCGCCAACGGCAGCTACCAATTCAGGGAGGCGTTCTGATGCCATCAGCATTCCCGTTCAGCCAGAGCGTGGTGAACATCATTGCGACCGGCCGCTTCATGCCGGTGTATGCCGTGCAGCTCGACTTCGTCGACGGCATGGTCTTCGCGCATACCGGTACCGGTGATCTGGTGATCGACGGCATCACCTACCTCGGCGTGGGCAATTTCGGCCAGGTAAGCCAGTCGCAGGAGAGCGACAACTCAGGTTCGCCAATGTCGGTCGAGCTGACACTCAGCGGCCTGGATGCCTACATCCTTTCCGAAACCAACGTCCGAGGCTGCCGTGGGCGGATGGCCAAAGTCATGTTCGTGGTGTTCGACGAGGCCGGCAATTACGCGGCGGACATCCTGTTCTCCGGCCGGATGGACGCGGCTAAGTTCTCCTTTGCCGGCAATGGCGAGGACGGCAACAGCATCACCGTCCCGGTTATTGACCGTATGGCCGAGTGGAGCCGTACCGGTACCGAACGATTCACCGACGAAAACCACCGCGCGCGTCATCAGGGCGACCGGTTCTTCTACGCCATCGCCCAGATGTCCGAGTGGCCCATTTACTGGGGCTCGAAGAAGGACGCGCCGACATTCACCTATGGAAGCTAGCCATGCGCTACCGAGACTGGACAACCCGTCTGAACGAAACGATCAAGGCCGCCCAAGAGCGGCCTTTTTCATGGGGCGAATTTGACTGCTGTCTGTTCGCTGCCGACTGCACGGCCTCTGTGTGTGGCGTGGACCCGGCGGAGAACTATCGGGGCAAGTACACGACGGAAACCGGTGCCAAGCGGCAACTGAAGAAGCAGCACGGCAGCCTTGAGGCGGCGTGGGATACACACTTTGCCCGGGTGCCGATGCCGTTCATCCAGCGCGGTGATGTCGTGCTGTACGACGCGCCCGGCGGCCGAAGCATGGCCGTGTTCTGGGCGGGAGATTACTGGGCTGCGACCGATGACGGCGCCGCCCGGGTTGAGTGCGAGCCACTGGCCGCGTGGAGAATTGAATGAGCGGCGGCGTTAAAAAACTCGCATCGGTCGTCATTGGCGCTGTGGTTGGTTTTGCCCAGGGCGGCCCATGGGGCGCGGTTGCGGGCGCAGCGCTTGCCTTTTACGCCGCCGAGCAGCAGGAAAAGCTCAACACCAAATCGCCCCTGCGCGACAACGAGCCGTCTGCCCAGACCGTACGCTCCTCGAAGGCACCCGTGCGGTTCATCCTCGGTCGCGTCTCCACCGGGGGCGTGCTGGTGTGGGCGCAGGAGCAGTCCGGCGATCAGGGCGAGGGCGAATGGCTGCACCTGGTGTACGTGCTCTGTGAGGGCGCAATCGATGCCCTCGAAAACATCTACCTCGGCGAGGAAGAGATCGGCGCGTTCGGCCCGCTGGCCAGCTACGAGCTGGTCGTCAATCCGACTCAGGTGAACGCTTTCCTTAAGGCAAACTGCCCCGACTGGAAAGACTCGCAGATCGGTCGCGGCCTGTCCTACGTGCGGGTTTCCTTGCGTTACAGCGCGGAGAAGTTTCCATCGGGTATCCCCGACACGCGTTTTGTGGTTCGCGGGCGGAATGATATCTACGATCCGCGCACCGGGGCGGCGGGTTACAGCGCAAACACTGCGCTGCATCTGCTCTGGTTCCTGCGCAACCGCTGCAACGTGCCGGACGATGAAATCGTCTTCGAGACCTTCGCCAGCGCTGCCAACGTCTGTGACGAAGGCGTTACCAATGCCGACGGCTCGACGAGCCAGCGGTATCGCACCGGCTGCGTAATTGGCGCGGACGAGCAGCGCACCGGCGTTCTCCAGAAGCTGGAAGCAGCGTCGGGCGGGCATCTGATCCGTGTTGGCGGCCGCTGGATGTTCCAGGCCGGCGCCTATTACGGCCCGTACGACTTCGAGATCACCGAGGATATGGTGATCGGCACAGTCACCGGCAGCACTGAGCCAACCAATGACACGGCAATTAACACCGTACGCGGCACCTTCATTGATCCGGAGCAGTCGTGGACCGAGACGGATTACCCGGAAGTCAGCGTAGCCGAATGGATCGTTGAGGACGGCGGTGAGGCGGCGGAGACGCTGACCTATTCCTATGTCACCAATCCGTACCAAGCGCAGCGCCTGGCGAACATGGAGCTGCGACGGCGCCGCGCCGGTGGCGCTATCAGCATCCCGATGAACTTCGCCGGCTACAACTGCCGGCCGGGTCGTGTGGTGCGCGTAAACCTGCCGTCGCTGAACATCCTTGGCGAGTTCATAGTCTCCGACTGGTCGATGGGCGATCGCGAGGGTTGCACGGTTCAAGTCAAGCAGTACGAGCCTGCGATCTTCGACGACGCCGTCGGCCAACCGTATAACCCCATTGGCTTCATCAATCTGCCTTCCGGCGGACTGGGCACGCCAACGAATCTCGCGTGGACGCAGGACACCACGGCCGAGGTAACGCAGGGCGTCCTGTCGTGGACTCCTCCTGCTGGCGTGGTGAAGGAGTACATCGTCATCGTGCGGCAGGGCACTACCGCAATTCAGTCGCATAACGTTCCTGCGACGTCGACGGAGTGCGCCATCAATGGACTGCCGTCCGGCAACTACACCATGAGCGTGGCGGCCGCCGGCCCCATGGCGCGTTCAGGTGAGGTGACGATCACCGTCAGCATCAACGGCCCGCCGATTCCGGAAAGCTGTGTTGTGCAGTCGTCGATCGACAACATTGTGCTGATTCCGAGCAACTCTCAGAACGGACTGAACGGCGGCACTTACGAATACTTCTTCAGCACTTCGCCGACTGCGACCTCGAATGACGCCGAGTACTTGGGTCAGGGGCTTTCTTTTACGCACACTGGGCTGGGGTTCTGGAAGAACTACTACTATTTCGTCCGCTCCTCCAATGCGTACGGGAAAAGCTCGTTTCTCTATGTGCCTGCTCAGACCTCGAACGATGTCTCCGCATACCTGGCCGCTCTTGGTGGAAAAATCACGAAGACGGAGCTGGGGCAGGAGCTCGCTGATGAAATCGACAAGATTCCCGGCCTCCAGGATCAAATCGACGCGCTCGATGGCCTCTCAGCTTACAAGCCTGACCAGATTTATGAGGCCGGGCAAATGGTGGTCGAAGATGGGCGCATCTACCAAGCGACCGAGCAGGTGCCGATCAACACCCCACCGCCGAATGCTGACTACTGGCTGGATGTCGGCCAGTCGATCGAGACGGCAAACGGCCTTGCCCAGCAGGTGGCGACCAATACCACCGAGATCATCGAACTCGACGGAGAGGTTACTGCGCAAGCGACAGCCTTCGAAGCCCTTCGCGCCTCCTACCGAGACGATGACGGCGCTGGCGATCTCGCGGACGCGATCAAAAGCCACACCAGCACTGCGGCCATCGCTTCCGAATCGAAGGTTCGAGCCTCCGAGAACGAGGCAATGGCAAGGCGTATAACGACCTTCGACGCAAAAATCGGAGCGAACGCGGCGAACATTACCGAGCTCGAGCAGGTTGTTGTTACAAACCAGCAGGCAACAGCTCAGCAGTTGACCCAACTGAGCACAACGGTCGGCAATCAAGAGGCGGCGATTGAGCAGAACACGTCAATCGTCAATGACGTGAACGGCAAAATCACCACAAGCTGGTCGGTGAAGATGCAATACAACTCAGGGACAGGTCAGTACATCGCAGCCGGCATCGGCCTCGGCATCGAGAACACCGGCGCCGGGCTGCAAAGTCAGTTCCTAGTCAGCGCTGACCGGTTCGCCATCGTCAACACCATCGCCGGCGGCGCCATATCGGTGCCGTTTGCGGTGGAGGGCGGGCAGGTCTTCCTCAATACCCTGTTTGTGAAAGACGCATCGATCGGAAACGCCAAGATCGGTTTCTTCATCCAGTCGGACAACTACATCGCCGGGGTGCAGGGATGGCGCATCGACAAGGCTGGCAACTTCGAATTGAACAGCCCGCTTGGCGGTGGCGCTCGTCAGGTCATCAACAATAACGGCGGCAAGGTGTTCGATGAGAACGGCGTGAAGCGCTATCAGTGGGGGAATCTGAACGCATGAGCTTCGGCATAAGGATATGGGGCGCCGATGGGGCGCTCCAGCTGGATGAGAACTCATTCACGATTCGCGTCGTGCTCTCGGTGCAAGTCACGTTTGCACTGGGGGCCAGCAAAGGAACGCAGGACTTCGCCGTTCCCGGTGTAGGCCCTGGCAACGGAACCGCAATCGTGATCCCGATCGGTGCCTATTCGCAGAACCAAATGCAGTTCGAAACCGAGATGCTCGACGGAGTCGTCCGCGTCTACAACTACACCCGGACGTACGCGGCGAGTACCACGTCTTCCGGAACCATGCGCTTGATAGTAATGAGGTGGAGCTGATGAGCTACGGCGTTCAGTTCACAAACAACAATAACGTCGTGACTTTGGATTCAGAGTTTGCACGGCTGATGGTCATTGCTTCAGGGCGATACGCACCAAACCAAGAGTCTGGGCTTGGCTCGGTTACCACGTTTGCGCGCCCTGTTACCTCGCAAGAGCCTCCGCTCGTATTCGTGCGACCGGACACTATCAACGGGGTGGCGGGGCTTTGCCGGATGAGCCTTTTGGGCTCTGCGGGTAACTGGACAGGCTTTTATGTCAGGGCGTACGACGTCAGCGTTGCCGGTCTGAATGGGCGTTATTTCGTTGCGGCGTTTGGGGCTCAGCCTGTTGCTCAATATGGGATGCGCTTGTGGGATGGCGCCGGGAAACTGCTTTTTGACTCAGGCACGCCGAACGCAACGTTTACTCGTGCTTTCCAGAACTGGACGTATGTCCGCTATGACACCACCCCTCAGGGCCTAACGCGGATCTTCTACAGCGTTCCGTTCAACTTCCCTGAGAACGAGTTCATGTTGCTGAACACGTTCGGCATGCCGATGACCTCGGGAAGCGGCATCCCCCGCGATCTTTATTGCTGGTGGGATTTCCCCAACAACACGCTCTACGCCATCACCATTGCGGCATCGAACCCCTTCGCTTTCTTCCTGCCGGCAGTGTTCGCAAAACAAGCCGCATAACCCCATTTATAGGATGCACAGCATGCCCTGGTACAAATCAGGAACGGTTTCTGTCACCCAAAATTCCAACGCAGTGATCGGCACAGGCACCGCGTTTATTGCCAACAGCCGGGTCGGCGATGGCTTTCGCGGGCCGGACGGTCGCTGGTACGAGGTGACCAACATCGCGAGCAATACCGCTCTTTCGATCTCGCCGAATTACGAAGGCTCGACAGTTGCTGGCGGCTTCTACGCGATCATGCCAGTGCAGGGCTATCAGAAAGACTTGGCCGATCAGGTGCGGGACATTCTCAATGATTACGGAGGCGTGCTGGCGGTACTTGGCACCACGCCTACGACCGTCGGGGTTCGTGAGGAACTGAATCTCACCGATACAGACGGTCTTCCGGAGGGGGAAGCAAACAAATACCTAACCAATGCAAGGGTTCTTTCTTCAGTCCTTACAGGGCTGGATGCATCAGCGGCAGGCGCGGTAGTCGCAGCTGACAGTATTCTGGCGGCGATAGGGAAGCTTCAAGCTGCAAAAGCAGGGAAAGGTGCGAACAACGACATTACATCGATCATCGGGTTGACCACTGCGTTAGCGGTGAACCAGGGCGGTACTGGCGTGACTACGACGTCCGCACTGCTGACAGCACTACAGGCAGAAGGAGCCTACGGGAAATCCAACGTCGTCGGCACAGTTTCACAGAGCAATGGCGTACCTACCGGCGCGATCATAGAGAGAGGCTCGGGCGCCAATGGAAACTTTGTAAAATGGGCAGACGGGACGATGATCTGCACGAGATCTTTCGCGCTTCAGACGGTAGCGGCGAACGGAACTATAAACTTGGGCGCCCAATCCTTTGCGTCTGCATTTTCCTCGATACCAACAATTTCTTTCAGCACCAGCTCTGACTTTCCGTACGACATAACTGGTTCGGCGGAAACGGGCACAACGACCACTAGCTTTCGCTGGTCTGGAAAAAACAGAAACACATCAAATTCAATCGGTTTTTATTTGTCGGTGATCGCTATCGGGAGATGGTTCCAATGATTATCAATCTTTCACCCCAGCGGCGCGACGACTCACTAGAGGTTGTGCGTGCAGGAAACTCTCTGGTTATCAACGGCGAGACTTTTGATTTTTCCCGCATGAGTGATGGCGACACCTTGCCATCCAGCGCGATCAAATCCGAATGGTTCGTCGGTGATGTGAACAAAGAAGAGGGGGAGCTGACGCTGACCTTGATACTGCCAAACCCATGGAACTATAGCCCCGAGCAGGCATTTCCGGTGCCATTGCATGACGTACCGGACGGCCTGATTGAGTTTCCGGCACCGTTACCAGAAGTTTCGAGTGAAACCGTGAGCGAGGTGCAGGGATGAATATCGACTGGACCCAACTCATCACCAAGGCGATGAAAGACGCAGCGATTCAGGCTGCTCAACTGAGCGCGGCCAAGTCCGAACTCGCGTCACGAAATACGAGATCGGTTACCCAGATCGCACGTATTCAAGACCGCATCGATACCATCGGTTTCGGCATCGATATCGGCGAGGCAACAGCAGAGGAAGAGGCTGAGCAGGCCGAATTGCTGCTCACGTTGAAGGCGTGGAAAACGTACAAGTTCGCGCTTGGCAAAGTCACTGTGCAGCCAACGTGGTATCAGGCGCCGGTATGGCCCGTTGAGCCACCCATCCCGGAAATCATCGCCGCGCCACTGCTGAGTGAACCCGGCGCGGCCTGAGTCAAACTGAACACCGCAACCCGCCATCGAGCGGGTATTTTTTTGCCTGGAGAAAAGTGATGCCAGTAACCGAGAAAGATCGAGACATCCTTGCTCGCACTATTTGGGGCGAGGCGCGCGGTGAAGGCGCCGCCGGCCAGGTGGCCGTAGCCTGGACTATTCGCAACCGCGTGTTCGACGGCAAGGAGAAGTCGTGGTGGGGTGAAGGCTACGCCGGCGTCTGCCAAAAGCCATGGCAGTTCAGCTGCTGGAACAAGACCGACCCGAACTATCAGTTCCTGATCGGCGTGAAGGAGATCCCTTTCCGCGAGCTGGCGCAGTGCCGGGTAGCGGCTGACCAAGTGATCGACGGCAAGGTGCCGGATCCCACCGGCGGGGCCACGCACTACTACGCCACCAGCATCAAGGCGCCGGCCTGGGCAGCGAAGGCCAAGCAGACGCTGAAGCTCGGTCACCACGTCTTCTTCAAGGATGTTCCTTGACCAGCTGCGGACGAACAGCTCTTACATAGAGGGCGTAACAGCATAGAATACTGTCTGCCCATACAGCTCTGAGTCGCCTATGAACGCCCCTGACCATCTCGAAATATCTCTAGACCAGCTACTTAACATTCGAGACCCCGGTACGTACCTGGTGATGTGCGAGGGCGACAGCATGAAAGGCGCCGGCGTTTTCAGCGGCGATTTGCTGGTTGTGGACAAGGGGCGAGACGCAGTTGCCGGCAACATAGTCATCGGCGTAATCAACCAGGAGCCAGCAGTGAAGTTCCTCAGCTACGTGCACGGTCGGCCTGTCCTGAGGTCCGCCAACAGTGGCTACCCGGATCGGCACATTCTTGAAGGCGACACGTTTGAAGTGTGGGGCGTGGTCACTCACAGCATCCGTGATCACCGGCAATCCGCTTAA